GCCATCTGTTTTCTTATTTAAAAATTGTAGTCCTTGTTTACCAAACCTGTATCCAAAGCTTGAACCAATAACGATATAAAGACAGGTCTGAAACCATTGTGGACAGCTTTCATCAAGAAAGATAAAACCCTCTTTTACATATTCCTGTGTGTAGGGAATAAAACAGCAGACCAATATCCCACCAAAGATTATAGTCCAGAACTCATCTTTCCATGAGCCTGCCATCTGTTGTGTAAGACTCTGCTCCATAAGCATAGAAGATGTAGCTTCAGTTTCATAAACCTTTGCTTCTGCTTTTGCTCTGGCAACTTTTACATCTGTCTCGGCTTTTGCCTTATCTACACGTCCCTGTAACCACGTTCCAGCAAGAGAACTTATAGGCCCTATTATCTGTCCTAAACCTAACATTTTACTCTCCTCTTTGGTGAGGAAGGCAAGCACCCTTGCGAACCCTCCTCATAACGCTATGTCTTTTTCTTTTTCTTTTTGCCAAGTAAATCTGCATCTGCCTTTCTTGCTCCACCGCGGCCACTGACAAACGACTTTACACGTGCGAGCGCCCACTGGTGCTGTGATACCTTTGGTCTACTCCCTGATGAAAAGTATGCACCGAGTCCACGTTTATAGACCTTATCAAGTGTAGATTTAGCGAACCTCCCTGCACCAGGTATTGATGAATATTTACCACTGCTTTTTTTCTTTACTGCCATCAGCCTTTACTCCTTCTCTTTGAGATACGATCCATCATGGCAGGTGTCAGTTTACCTTGCCTGTATAGTCTAGCTGTTCTTTTTATTTCTTTTTCCCTAGCCTTTGGGTTCTTTGCACCACGCACATATTTTTTAGGTACACCACCCTTTGTCTTAGGTACTTTTGCGAACTTCCTTTTCTTTTTGACTGCCATTGTTTGTCCTTAGTAAATGTGGATTGTCATCTAAAACCAGTATGGCTTTATCTATGTCTGACTGCTTTAGAATATGGTCAAAATCTTTTCTGTATTTTTTGAGCCGCATCTTCAGCAGCAACACTTTTTCTTCTAACTCTGTCACTTATCTTCAGTTTTCTTAGGAACAGATTTAGGAACACAATAAGCTTTTACCCATATCCTCGAATCTCCTGCCAGTGAGGGATCGAGGTTTTGCGATCTAATTTTTGCAGCAACTGTAAGGCACGTATCAAGTGAAGAGAAATATACTGACTCCTGAACATGACCGCTTAACCACACTACTAAGAGCCATGTCACTATTTCCTAGCCATCCATGCTGATGTACCCATGTAAGTGCCAACGATACCTGCACCAGATATATAGAGTAGGTTGCTGATATCAGATAATGCGTTGATCTTTTCTACTGGCATAAAAAACATTGCAGCAGTAAATACACCCATACCAATAAGTGTGTATCTGGCCATTCTAAGCTGTGCTATCTGCTTTCTAAGTTTTGACTCTGTTTCTTTTATTTCTTTGACATGAGACAGTTCTTCATCAGATACAACGCCATCACCATCTTCATCATATTCATTGAACACAGATTTTTTCTGTAGCTTTTTCTGGCTCATGCAATAGCTTCCATTCTTACAGCAAGTCTTTCTGCTCTGTTAGTAACCTGCCTGTACCATCGGCTATCTCTCATCTCTTCAGCAGCTTTCTTGTAATCTTTGTTAATAATATTGTTTATAGTTTTTCTAAACTTGCTAAATCTTGGCAGTCCTAGATTAAACATCATATTGGCACAGATTTGTTTGACTTCTTCATCCATGTCATCCCAATCTTCAAAAACCTTTTTACAATCCTTGATGACTGATTTGATATCTTCTTCAAACAGTTCTGTGCATCTATCTTCTGTTATTTGTGTGCCTACAGGCTGATCAAACTCTGGCTCATCTTCTCTGCAAAGATGACCTATTCCAACAGTTTTCAGTTGCAAATGATCAAGATACACCTCGAGCTTTACAGATTCATCAATGATGAGTTGCTGTCTTAGTTTTTCCATGTCCATGATTTTACCTGTTACGCAACCTATCAGCCAACATTTGCCTAATGTCATCTGCTGTCATAGCACCTGCAACTGGTGCTGCTGCCATACCTCCTTGTTGAATACCACTGCCAAGTAAGCTTCTTGTTACAGGTAATACTGGTTGTGAGTATGCTAGTCCTCCTGCAAATACAGGTGGTAAAGATGAACTAAGAACACCTGGAGAAGCATATTCACCCAATGAGCCAATAGCAGAAGATGCCAATATTCTCTGTGATGTACCACTGTCAGGAACTGTATTGCCTATAACATCCTGTGCTTGTTGTGCCAAACCTTGCATCCTAGCTTCACCTTTAGAAAACTTAGATTGTCTTTTAGTTATGTCACTTTTTGCAGAAGCCTGTAGCAAATCACCAGGTGTGAAGTCACCATCTAATTTTCTTCTAATAGATGCGTTTCTCACAATCTCAAAAAGACCATAAGCCTGATCTAACTCAGCTAATTCTTTTGCCAGTTTTGGTGTTTCCATTTGTAACTGTTGGCTGATTGTCAAACGTATATCATCAAAGGCATCTGCTTTTCTCAATGCTTCTTCTGTGCCTTCCCTACGCAATCTTGTAATAATACGTCTAAGTTCTGTCTGTGCAGTCTTGATAGTTTTACCATCTAAAGCTGCTGTAACAGGAGCAGGTTTAATTTTGTTAATAATTACTTTGTTTATTCTTTTTGTAATGCCTTCTCTGATATCATCATCAACACCATTTAAAACATTTGCTATTGCACCACTAAAGGTTTCTGAGTCTTTAATTGAAAGCTTTGGAAGTAAGGTATTATATTTTTTTTCCAAAGTATCTTGTCCAAAAGCAATCAACTCTCTGCCAGAAATATTTTTAGGAACAACAACATTTATACCTTCTAATGCTTCTTGTACTGCTGTTCTGTTAAAACCTTCCTGTGCATTTTTCTGTGCCGCTGTGATTGCATCACCTAAAAAAAATACATTTTTGCCTGTAGCTTCTTCTAGTCTTGATAATGTTGTACCACCTAATGTTGAACCTTTAACAGCCTGACCAGGTGTTACTGGTACACCTTTTTGAATAAGTTCTCTTGCTTCGTCTGTTATTTTTGGTGCTAATCCACCGACTGCTCCACCTAATACAGCACTTGTTGCACCAGATATTGCAGTATTTGGATTAGTCAATCTTTCTCCTAAACCACCTTCAGCAGTTCCAACTCCATACACTAAGCCCTCTGCACCTGCTAGACCTGCACCTTTGGCAATGTTGGCTAATCTTGCTGTATTTGCTACTGATGCTGTTTGTCCTGCACCTGGAATAAACTGTGCAGCTATGGTAGGAAGTATTGCACCTGCGATCTCTGTTCCTATAGCACTTGCAGGGTTTCTTTTTCTAAAGTCTGATATTTGATTTCTAACATCTTTTACAATATCTGAGTAAGACTTGTTTCTATCAAAAGCTGATCTAACAACTGCTTCTATTTCGTCACCAAATCCAAGTGTTAAACCTTGACCTGCTGCTCTTGCAAAATCTGTTACAACGTCACCAGTTGTTCTTACAGATGTATAATTTTTAGATTCTGTTGGTAATGGCATTTATCCCTCGTAAAAGTCAAAAATTCCTAATTTTCCATTGAAATACAGATCACCTTTTTTTAGTTCTCCTTTTTCAACAGCATCATCAAATTGATTATCAGTGTTGTAAACCTTAAATGCAGGAGGTACTGTTTCGTCAATAAAATCAGCAACCTCTAATAAACTTTTATTTTGACGTGCATATTTTTCCATTTCTTTAAAAATCTTTTTCTTTCTTTCAACTAACGCTTGAAAACCTTTTATTAAAATTAAGTTTGCTTCTGAAGTATTTGCAAGATTAGCTGTTGCCTGACTAAATAATCTTGCTTCAAAATCTGATGTTGCACCTGAGCCTGGTACTCTCTGTCTTGGAATAAGATAATTAAATGATGTTCTTAAAACTTCTTGATTAGTTAAATTCTGTACTTGCTCATCATTTAGAACACCAAGTTGTTTTAAAGCACCTCTGAGTCCAATAGTTACTTCTGTAAATGGGCCAGTTTCAGTGCCACCTTCTAACAAACTTTCAGCGATATCTAATCTGTTTTCTAATTCTGCGTCTTGGAAAAATTGTTCTCTTAATTTGCCAAGTTGTGCTACTGCCTGTTTTGCTGCCTCTTTTTCAAACTCAGTTTCTGCTTCTTGATTAATATTAATATTTGTTCCTGATGTTTGTCTTGTATAAGATTTACCACTTGCTAGTGCAGTTTTAATTTGCTCTGAATTTACATCACCTGTAACAACATCATTAGGATCATCTTTATTTATAAGAGTTATAATATTAGGTTTAGGTGGTGCAACTGGTCTTGGGGTTGTTTGCTGTCCGCTTGGTTTAAATGTAACATTGCCAAAAGCATCTGTTTCTCTTACTCCGAATACACTGCCTTGAGGTGTTTGTTGTATTGCAAATTCACTTGTAGGTGCTAATTGTTTTTGCAAATTAAGTTGTTGTGCCTGTTGCAAACTTTGTGCAGTTGCAGGGCCTGTAAACATACTTTGCAAGTTAGGTGGTAGTGTTGCTGTTATAGCATCCTGTTGTGCTTGTAGATTAGATTGTCTAGTTGTCTCCTGCCCTTCTAATCTATCTAATGCCCTCTTCTGTAGCATTGCACCAACAAGACTCTGTGACAGCCTTCCTATACCTTCTAATGGTGTTCTTACTGGCCCACCTCTCATGCCTTGTTGCATTAAGGTATTAGCAAGTGTGTTTCTTGGGTCTAGCTGAAAAG